TACAACGCCACGGACAACGCCACGTACAACGCCACGCGCAACGCCACGGACAACGCCACGCGCAACGCCACGCGCAACGCCACGGACAACGCCACGCGCAACGCCACGCGCAACGCCACGGACAACGCCACGCGCAACGCCACGGACAACGCCACGGCCAACGCCACGGCGATTGGCGCCAAAGGCGCGAAAGCTCTCGCAGAGAGCGCAGCGGCGCGCGTATGCCGAGAGCTTGGCGGCAAGCTAGGGATTAGCTGCGCGCCGCGCTGGTCCAGTTCCTACCAGGGCGGCAACATGTGGGCCGGATATGACTGCTACCTCACAGCCTGCCGCGATATTCTAGGCTTGGAATTGCGAGAGCATGAAGGTTACGCGCACTGGGAACAGGCGGCAATTCACGGCGGGTTCCGTGTCATGCACGAAGAATTCTGCCTCGTATCGGATTTCCCAGAAGTCTTGAAGGTTGACGATCAAAACCGACCGCATTGCGAGAATGGCCCGTCGCATCGGTGGCGTGATGGATGGTGCCTTTATTTCTGGCATGGCGTGGAAGTGCCTGCGCATTGGATCGAGGATCGAGAAAACCTTGACCCCAATGAGGTCATCAAGGCGGCGAATGTCGAGCAGAGAGCCGCAGGCGCGGCAATCATCGGCTGGCCGAAGATGCTCACCGTCCTGAAAGCCAAGACGGTCGACAAGCACGCAAGCCCCGACATTGGCGAATTAATCGAGTTGACATTGCCGGGATTGCCCGAGCCAGGACGTTTCCTCAAAGCCGTATGCCCTCGCAACGGAATCATAGTCGAGGGCGTGCCGCGTATCTCCGACATCGATGGTCTTCCGATCAATACCGCCTTGGCCGCTCAGGCCTGGCGGATCGGCGACCCACAATCCGAATACATCCACCCCGAGCGTAGAACCTGAAAGGAACGTGCATATGAAACAGGTAATTGGACAGCAGGGCGAATGCAGGATCGTAAAGATCGATGCTCTCCCCGCAGGCATCGAGACGAAGACGGTCGATCGCGTTGCGAAAGGCTTCGTCATCTCTCACTCCGAAAGCGGACACCATCACGTTTTGACCGGTGGCGACGTGATGGAGCGCACCAACAACGTTCCCGTCGGCATGCAGATATTCTTCGCAATTTTGGATGAACCGCAGTCGTTCATTCAGGACGCAGCGAACCCGCACGGCGGCTACGACCTTGATCCCGGCATCTACGAATTTCGTGTCTCGCGTGAATTCGACCCGTTTTCCGAAATTGCGCGTCGTGTCGCCGACTAACCGACTGCTTCGGTTTCCGCATCTCCGGATGCGGCTTCCCAATCAGCCGACACTCAAGGTGCTAATCATGGAAAGATGCGATTTCAGAAGAATGAGGGAATGCTACTGCAAGGGCGGCAATTGCCAGCAGCAGACCGCCAAGGCTGCCCCTCTCATCACCTTCACCGCCAAAGAGCAGTTCTTTTCCATGGCGATGCTCACCCTCTTCATGATCTCGATCAGCTACGGGGCGCTTTCGAGCGCGAACGAAGCTTATCGGAAGCAGGATCTCATCAATCAGGAGGCGTCCGTCCAATGGACCAAGTAGTAGAAGCCGGCTCGACCGATCTAATCATCACTCTGCCTGCCGTCCCGAACGTCAAGACGTTCACCGACGAAGCCGAATTCGACAAGCTCTATGACGCGATCCTACAGAAGGTGAAGGTACATGTTCCAGACACCTCGACGAAGAAGGGACGGGATGAGATCAAGTCGCTCGCCTTCAAGATTGCCCGCACCAAGACGACGCTGGACCAGCAGGGCAAGGAGCTTACTGAGGAATGGCGCGACAACACGAAGAAAGTCAACGAGACCCGGAACAAGATTAAGGCCCGGCTTGAAGAGCTTCAGGCCAGCGTCCGCAAGCCCGTTGATGACTGGGAAGATGAAGAAGATACCAGGGTCGGTAAGCATCAGGCCGCACTTGATGCGCTACTGGCGTTCATCTCGACACCCACCGGCCATTCATCTGCCGAGCTTCGCGACGCGGCGCTGACGGTCGAGTTGACCATCGTCGATGCATCTTGGGAAGAATTCGAGGATCGCGCCGCCATCGCCAAGGAAGACGCCGCCGCCGCCCTGGCCCGGTTGATCGTCGCCGCTGAAAAATCCGAAGCCGATGCCCGCGAGCTGGAAGAGCTTCGCGCCGCAAAGGCTGAAAGTGACCGGAAGGAAGCCGAACGTCTTGCCGCTGAACAAGCAGCGAAGGCCGAAGCCGAGCGCGTCGAGGCCGAACGGCTGGCGGAAGAGAAACGGCAAGCTGAGATTGCACAAGCCGCCAAGGATGCTGCTGACAAGGCCGCTCGCGAAGCTGAGCAGGCTATCGCAGATGCTGAGCGCCGCGCCGAAGAGGCCAAGGCCAAGGCAGAACGCGACATTGCGGACGCCAAGGCCGAGTCCGACCGGAAAGCAGAAGCGGAGCGCAAGCGCATCGAGGATGAGAAGGCTGCCGAGGAAGCTGAACAGCGCCGCCGCGACCAGGACCGTGAGCATCGCAAGTCGGTCAACAACTCAATCGTGACCGCCCTCGTCGCCTGCTCCGGCATCACGTCCGAACAGGCCAAGACCATCGTCGTCCAATTAGTCGACGGCCTGATCCCCAACGTCACCCTGAAATATTGAGGAGAAGTCCATGACCGCGCTGGCAAAACACGAAGATACTCAGCCGTCGAACCTTATCCCGGCCAATGATGCACCCATGGTCGCCATGATCGAACGGCTCGCGATGGACCCGACTGTACCGATCGAACGCCTCGAGAAGATGCTCGAGATGAAATATCAGATAGAGGACCGACGGCGCGATCAGCATCGCGAGGATCGCGAGTATGAGGCCAAGACCGCTTACTTCGCGGCGATGTCAGCTTGCCAGAAGGAGTTGCCGGTCGTCACGAAAAACCGACGCAATAGCCACACCAATTCCAACTATGCCGATCTGGCGGCTATCGAAGATCAGGCTATGCCGATCATCTACGACCACGGCTTTGGCGTCTCGTTTCAGCCCGACGGATACAACGCCGAGGGCGAACTGCTGATCAAGTGGGAAATCTCCCATGAAGGCGGATACGTCCGGAACGGCACCGGCGCAATCCCGGTCGATGGCGCTGGAGCAAAGGGCGGCGTCAATAAGACCGGGACGCAAGCTTTCGGCAGCACGGCAACCTATGGCCGGCGCTATCTGCTCTGCATGCTCTTCAATATATCGACCGGCGATGACCGGGATGGGAATCGGCCCCCACCAAAGGGAGACGCCGGAACGATCACTGCTGACCAAGTAGCCGAGATACGCGGCCTCTTGAACAAGGCAGAATTCGAAATCGACAAAGCCTGCGAGCTTTGGAAGATCAATGCGCTAGCCGAGATCCCACCCGCGAACTTCAAGGAAGTTGTTGCCTCGCTACACCGCCGTATCGCGGTAATTGCCAAAAAGAAGGAGAGCGCAGATGCATGATATCGTTCAGGGAACTCCGGAATGGCATGCTCTTCGCCTCGGCAAGGTCACGGCCTCCAAGGTAGCCGACGTCGTCGCCAAGACGAAGACCGGCTATGCCGCCACACGCGCCAACTATGCCGCACAGCTAATCACGGAGCGCCTGACTGGCTTGCCAACCGAAGGTTTCACCAACGCTGCCATGCAGTGGGGAACTGAAACCGAGCCGGAAGCACGCGCCGCCTACGAGTTCAATCGGGCGGAGACCGTGGTCGAGGTAGCATTCGTACTGCATCCGACCATTGGCGACAGCGGCGCATCACCTGATGGCCTAGTCGGTGATGACGGGCTGTTGGAAATAAAGTGCCCAACGACTGCGACGCACCTCGAAACGCTTCTCGGCGGATCAGTCCCCGGCAAGTATGTCACGCAGATGATGTGGCAAATGGCATGTACCGGTCGCCAATGGGTTGATTTTGTCAGCTACGATCCTCGCATGCCGGAATCCATGCGGTTCTTTTGCCAGCGCGTCCAGCGTGATGACGCCATGATCGCCGAACTTGAGCGCGAGGTTATTTCCTTCCTAAACGAAGTGCGCGGGAAAGTCGTGGAATTGCGTCGCCGGTACGAGCCGACGACGGTCGATGACACCGCGTCGTTGCTGATGGCGGGTTGATCATGACCCAGCCCCTACCATTCGTCTGGACAGGAGAGGTTTTTGAACCTGTCAACCGTCATTGGGCTCGCAAATGCGATGAGCGTTTCGTTGTCGGCCAATCTTATACCCTAGACGAGATCCATAGCCGATCCAGTGCAACCCATGGGCACTATTTCGCGATGCTGCACGATATCTGGCAGAGCCTGCCGGAGCGGCTTGCCGAGCAGTTCCCCACGGAAGAGCACATGCGGAAGTACGCGCTCATCCGTACCGGATACCACACGATGACGCAGCATGCCTGCAAGTCTGCGGCCGAGGCCGAGCGCCTGGCAACCGTGATCAAGCCTTACGACAGTTATCAGCTCGTCGTGGTCAAGGATTCCATCGTCACCGTCTATCACGCCATCAGCCAGGATTACCGGTCCATGGACAAGAAGACCTTTGCCGAGAGCAAGGAGAAAGTTCTGGATTGGTGTGTGAACCTGATTGGCGCGGAAAGGAACGCGGCATGAGGACCACCGAAGAATACCTCCGCGACAAGCCCTTTGCCCGGTCAACCACTATCGCCTTCAGAGAGAAGCAAGCTGGAGTAATCGAGCGGCTGAATCGAGAGATCGAGGCCAAGAAGCGCGCGAGCCGCAAGTCTCTGATTGAGCGGTTCCTGCCTTGGAATTGGAGGCGGGGATGACCTATTTCCACGGCGGCTACGGACAGTTGAAGGTTGGCGACTTGGTGTTGCCACCCATCCAGACAAAAGTCCCATCACTCGCCCGCTTTGGCGGCCACGCAGTTTGCGACCGCTCGAAGGTCTATGTCTGCACCTTACAGGAAGGTGCTCTGCTCTACGCCTGCATGCATCCATCTGGACACGGCAAGGTCTACGAGGTCGAGCCCATCGGCGCGCTTCAGGAAGACCCAGACGCCAAATCGGAAGGTTTTTCCTTCGCCTGCGACCGGGCGCGAGTAATCCGCGTCATTCGGGTGAAGGGCAAGACCATCAAGCGCGTCCAGAAATATATGCTGGAGGATGCGTGATGCCAATCAGCAAAGAGCGCATGAAACTCTATCCAGGCGGCGGCACGCATTCGAAGGAATGGAAGGCGTTTAGGTCATCGCTGATCGAGCGTGCCGACAACCGCTGCGAAGGCACGCCGCAGTTTCCAGACTGCCGAGCCGAGAACGGCGGCCTTCACCCGGTCACAGGCAGCAAGGTCGTTCTGACTATCGCTCATATGGATCACGACGAGAGCCACGCCGATCCGGAGCGTTGCCGCGCACTTTGTCAAAAATGTCATCTGACATGGGATGCAGCGCATCATGCCAAGAATGCCGCCCTCACCCGCCGTCGAAAATCTCCGCAACTCGATATGGAGGACTTTCTGTCGTGAGCAGAAGTATTGAGGAATGGATCGGGAAAACCGATGACACCAAAGTCCCGCCGCGCGTCAGGCTTCGCGTCTTCGAACGCGAGAACGGCCTATGCCATCTGACCGGCGCCAAGATCAAGCCCGGCGACAAATGGGACCTTGATCACCGCATCCCGCTCATTCTTGGAGGAGAGCATCGGGAGACGAACCTGTTCCCGGCGCTGGTCGATCCGCACCGCCGCAAGACCGCGACCGAGATGGCCGTCAAATCTAAGATCGCGCGGGTGAAGAAAAAGCACCTTGGGATCGACAAGCCGAAGAGCGGGTTCTCCCAGCGCTTCAAACGCAAAATGAATGGCGATGTCGTTGACACGCGAACAGGGGAGGTCGTCACCAGATGAACGCCACCAACGACATCCAACTATCTGCCGACTCCCGCATAGCCGAGCTTGAGCAGCAAATTGCGAACATCAAGGCAAGCCGTGACCTACAGGTCACGATTGCAGCTGATGAGGAAGAGAGGGCGCGGAAGGCGGAAGTGCAGCGAGAAACCTATGAGGAAATCCTGCGCGTGGTGTGCGGCCACCTCGAGTTGCCGCAGTCTGAAAGCGGCCCCGCCGACGATATAAGCCTGTACGACAGGGCTCTTGAGCAAGCCGACGTGACGTATAGCCAGACTGAGGCCGAACGCGTCGAGCACAAGAACGCAAGGTACAGCGCTGAAGCCAAGCTTATCGGTGAAAACCGTCGGTTTTCAGTGCTTATCGAGAGCAAGGACGAGACGATCCGGCAATTGAACGAGGAAGTAAAATTCCTCCGGCCCAAGCTTTCCGAGGCCGTGAAGGTGATGGAGCAGATCGCCAACGTGCCGGCATGGGGAGCGCCTGAGCGTTGGGAGACGACGCCCGCAGAAGTCCGTCAGCTCGCCCGTTCAGTTCTCAATCAAATTGCGAAAGGTGACGGACAATGAGCCAAAAGTATCGCGCCGAACAGATCGTCTGCATCAGCGGCTTTGATTGCGGTACCGAGATCGAGCTGAATATGGTCGTGAATTTCACGGTCCATCCCGGCTCCAAGGCTACAGAGATCGATCCCCCAGAAGAGCCGATCGCCGAAGTGATCGAGGTTCATTTCTTCGAAATCAGGGAAGGCAAAGCATCCACAGACGAACGATCAATGCCCGTCTGGCTTTTCAATCGCCTTACTGAGGGCGACGCCTTCTATGCTTGGCTCCTCTCGGAGGCTGCTGAAACCGAGGAATACGTCCGCGAGTGCGCGGCTGAAGCTCGGGCCGAAGATGCCCGCATGGAGGCGCGGTCATGACGGATGCTCAAATCTATGCCACAGCCGGGCGCATCATCCAGATCGCCATGGGGAAAGAAAAGGTCAGCAGGGGACGGGGTCGCAAGTCCGTCACCAACTGGAAAGCCGACGAAGACCCGCTTGCATATTGGTGCGGCGTCGAGGCCATCGTGTCGCTAGTCGATCGCTCCAAGCTGGAGGCATCTCATGCAAAAGCTTGAAGAGCTGATTGCCAAGATCGCTCAGGTCGCCAGAGCAGTCGGCTGGCAGGCGAATGAGCCGGCGATGGAATTGGCAGGCCAGATTGTTTCTGTCCTCGCCGCCAATCCGGAACATATCGAGCGTTTCATGGCCGAAGGGTCCGGATTGTTCCTAGACGGCACATTCAATCACGAAAACGGATCGCTGACCTATCGCGCCGGAAATGGCTTGATCTTGTCTCCGTCTGTTCTTCGGCAGCAGAAAGGTAATCAGCAATGACCATTGAAGAGCTGATAGCCGCACTGGAGAAATCTGTGGGGCCGAGCCGGGAACTGGACGCAGACATCACGCTTTCCGTGATCCCGGAATTCTCTGGATGGATCAAGCACCCCAACCTCAAAAATGACAGCCCTTCTTGGATGCATGGCGATCTTTGGCCTGACCATCAGCAGTTTCACGAATGGCTGATGAGGAAGGGTGCCGCGCTTAGCGTCCAAGCTTCGCCCTTTACCTCATCCATCGACGCGGCCGTTTCCCTGGTTGAGCGCGTGTTGCCTGACTGGCGCATCGAAAATCTCTGTGAATGGGACGCCGAAATCCTTCGTGATCAAGGCCCATGGATGTGTGACCTCGTGCAACGACGGCTCAAATTCTTCGACCGTCAATCAGCCAAATGCTCGCACGCACCGACTGCCGCGCTCGCCCTCCTCATCGCCACCCTCCGCGCCAAGCTCTCTCAGGAGAAGAACACGTGAAAATTCGCCCCATATTCGCTTGGTATGACCTTTGGATCGGAGCCTTCTGGGATCAGGCCAAACGAAAGCTCTACGTTTTCCCTATCCCCTGCTTCGGACTCGTCATCACCTTCCGCGCCTTAGCTCAGGAGAAGAACAATGCCGAATGAACCGATAGCTCACCTAGTTTGGCTTCAGGGCCGCCGCGCCCCGGACGATGTCGAAGACTACTACGAGGTAGCTCGCCCTGGCGACACATCCGTTGATGGCTCCGATCCGTTCCCGGTCTACGCCGCCTCTACCTCCGATGCTGAACGGCATGAGAGGTCACCGAAATCGAATATGCTCGAAATCGCCATTGCTGCGGTTCTAGAAGCAGACAAGGAATTTCGTTCCAATATGCCCAGTGAGTGGGATGGCGATCCGTTGAGCGGTGAACTAGACGGCTTGCGTCGCATATTCGAAGCTCATCTATCCGCCCCACCCCCACCCGCAGCGGTGCAAGAGCCGGTGGTCGTGAAGGTCAAGCCGCTGGAGTGGGATGATTTTGGCCGAGCCTTCAGCGAAGTCGGCACATATAATGTTGTCTGCATTAGAAGCGGCGTTTTTGGCCTCACGAAGCCAGAAGACGAAGAAGCAACATTCCCCATTTCTCGCGAAGGATCGGAGCAATATTGCCGGGACGAAGCGCAGATCGATTACGAACAGCGCATCCGCTCCGCTCTATCCACCTCCCAAAGCGACCCCGCACCCGAGATAGTCGCGCTACCGCAGGACGTGATTAATCTCGTCATCGCAGCACGCGAGGTTTTTGAGGCCCCAGAATGGGCTAGCGATGAATGGAACGCCCTCGACAAGGCTCTTGAGGCGTTTTCGTCGCGCGTACCCTATGAGAATGAGCCTGACGCCGTCGCCCCTGAGCAAGAGGAGGCGAAGTGATGAGCCGTCTATTCGGCCCCGACTTTATCACCCAGAAATACTTGCGCCAATACCCCGGCAGCAAACGAGTTCGTTCGTGGTCTGGCGTCATGGTCCATATCGAGACCGAAAACGGCGTCTGGCGGATCGGCGGCCACGGATATACCTGGGCCTGCAAGCCAGATGCATGGGTCATCCCATTCGAGGATGCCGTCAAACAGATCGATCATTGCGGCCCTGAAAAGGCTGGAAAGTTCCTTCGTGCCGCCCTCCGCACCACAGAGGAACTGGAGAGGCGGAACGATGGTTGATATCGTGGCATATGCCTGCAGCACAAGGCCGAATGCTCTTTGGAGCGCAGCTCAGTTCGACAGCGCTGCGCGGAAGAACCGGACAGAGTGTGACATCCCTCTCGTTGCCCTGTCCGATCTCGAAGCCGAACGCGATGCAGCCAAGGCCATGTGCGACGAGATGACGAAGGAAGCGAGACGGCAAGCTCTCAAAGAGGCCGAGAAGGCAATCAGAGAGCATCCAGGCATCACATACACCAACCATCGCGGCAATACTGATTGGCGTCTTGCGTCGAGGCAGGATTTTATTGATGCCATCCGCGCACTCTCGGAATCCTCCCACAATCCTTTGCCAGAACAAATAGCCAACATCGGCAAGGAGGGCGGATGACAGCCTCAGCCCTCGTCAAGCAATCGGATCTGAAACGCATGGCCCAGATCGCCAAGAGCGAGGGAGTGCGCGTCGAGATCGAAGTCAATGGGAAAATTATCCGGGTTTGCCCCGATATCCCCGATATTCACAAGCAAGATGACGTTGACCCAGCCATTTCATTCGGAGGCAATAGCCTAGCCGAGTGGAGGGCAAGACATGAAGGTAAACCTCGTGGGCATACACCGGGTCACAAAAAAGCTCGCTGACGGCGTGACAGAGCGTGTTTACCACTACGCATGGCGTGGTGGCCCACGCATGGAAACCGATCCAGGCAAAGAATTTGATTTCGCCGCTGAGTATGTTCGACTTATGCGGGAGAGGCCAGATGCTCCCTATCAGGGCTGCTTGGCTGAAATTATCCGTGCCTACCTGAAATCGCCAGCCTATACGGGCCTGAAGGATACCACCAAGGAAGGATACGACATCGCCATAAGGAATATCGAGGGAACATTCTTCGATTATTCCGCAGTGAAAATCTCGGCTCCAGGATCCCGAACTACCTTTTTGGAATGGCGAGACGAGATCGCTAAAACTCACCCGCGCAAGGCCGATCTATTCATGAGTGTGCTGCAGCGTATCCTCTGGTTTGGCCTCGATCGCGAGATGATCTCTCGCCATCCGCTTGAAAAGGTCGAGAAGGTCAACGACGGAACGCGCCGCGATATCATCTGGAAAGATGACGAAATCGACCTATTCAAGAACGGCCGCAAGACGGAAGACGGAAAGAAGTGGGAGATCAAGCCGGCGACAGAGCCATTGGTCAGGGCCATGATGCTCGCCCTCTGGACTGGGCAACGCCAAGGGGATTTGCTTAAACTGACATGGAAGGCATACGACGGCCAATCGATAGCGCTGCGCCAGAGCAAGACCGGCGCGCATGTCCGCGTGAAGGTCTCGGCCGATTTGAAGGCGTGCCTGGATAATGTGAGGCGGGGGGATTCGGTGATGATCCTCACCAACGGCCAAGATCAGCCGTGGAAGACGGGCTTCAAGTCCTCATGGAGGAAAGCCGTCGAGAAAGCGGGGATTGAGGATCGGACGTTTCATGATTTGAGGGGAACGTTTGTGACGCTTGCCTACCGAAACGGGGCGTCGATCAAGGAGATTGCCGAGGTATCTGGGCACTCCGAAAAGGATGCAGAAACGATCATCCGAAAGCACTATCTGGTCTCGAGTGCAGCCGTCGAAAAGATCGAAGCAAGAACAAGAGCTGTAAACCAGTCCGAAGACTGTAAACCGACTAATCACTTATCTGGGGCTAAGTGATTGATTTATTGGTCGGGGCGACAGGATTTGAACCTGCGACCCCTTGACCCCCAGTCAAGTGCGCTACCGGGCTGCGCTACGCCCCGACCTGCCGAAACGGCTTGATGGCATTAGTATTTTGGGTTTGGGAGCGCAAGCGAAAAATGCGATCGGTGGAATCAAAATGGCGCAAAGTGCGCCAAGACCGTGCCTGCCTGTCCGTAGAAAAGCCTGAAGGCCTGAAATCCGCGCCTTTGCGCCGGTTGTAGATCCATAGGATGCTCGCCCGGACAGGGTAAACTTATTCCGTGTTTTTGCCCGCTCTCACAACTTTTATCTATCATTCAGGCCTTTGCCTATTGGCAATGCCCGCGGCTGGTCCAGATAGTTTTAATGGCGCCGGTGGGGAGGCAGACCTCCGGTTACGGGCGTCGCTGCGATGGCTCAAAAAGGAAGGAAGCCTATCATGGGAATTTTCGACAAGATCAAGCACGCGATCTTCGGCGTTCCGGCAAATGCGGCGCAAGCAGCTTCGAGCGTAGCGGCATCGCCCGCTTCGCCATCCTCCGCAACGCCTGCGTCACCGACGGCAACGACTGCGGCGGCTCCGTCGCCATCAACTGCGGCGGC